TGGCACCCTCGTACTTGGCGTCCATGCACTGGGTGTGGTTGCCGGAAGGGTTGTAGATCTGGAAGCCGCCAGCGTAGTCATCCGTGCTGCCCAGATCTGCCTCCTTCATGGCCTTCACGAAGGAACCGTTGGCCGGCCGGATCTTGACCCAGGCGAAGCCGCAGGGATACCACTGATCCGGATGCTTGTCCAGGTAGGCCTGGGTGGCCTTTGAGGCCTCCTGCTGGGCCAACGTGTAGATCAGCATCTCGTCATCGTAGGTCTTCACTTGGAGACCCCCAGAAATACCTGTTGAAACTCCTTGAACTTGCAGAGCGTCTCGAAGTTGAGCATCTTGAAGAGCATACCATCCGTCAAGAAGATGTGCTGGCCATTGTCGGCCGTGATGGTGATACCAACCCCACGAACTCGCTCCATGCGCAGTTCGTCTGCAGTCCCGCGGTTGATGATGGCCAGGGGCTGGCCACAGTCGTTGTGTCCGATATGCATCAGTCTGCTCCGTGGAAGATGTGGTGGACGACCATGAACATGATGTCGCGGACGGCGGTGTCGGTCGCCCCGTAGAACTGCCATACCTCAGCGTGGGCCTCGAGGTGACGCAGGGTCGTCAGAGCGTCGGCACCCTCATCGTTGACCAACTTCATCAACTCGCGGTTGAGGTCGTTCGCTACATTCTCGGCACCCTCGTAACCTTCGCCGGTGTAGAGGCCCCAGTCATCAGCACTCAGCCAGGCTGAACACTTGATAGTTCGTGTGACATTGATACCTCTCATGAGACCTCCGTTGCGATAGAACTATTCTATCACAACGGAGGGCAGAGGTGTAGGTCGATGTGTAACCGACCTGAAAGTTGTTACTTCGCTACGATGGTCCAGGCGTCAGAGACCAGAGCATTCATGTTGTTGAACCAGGCATAGTCCATCGTGAAGTAGCCTTGATTGCCCCAGGTAGGACCGAAGGAGTTGCGGCAGAGGACCTGTTGTGAAGCGTCGTCGTAGCCGACAGCAACAACCGCGTGAGCACCAATCATCTTTGTGCCGGCGGCTGGGTATGGCAGCTTGCCTGTTGGCTTGGTGATGGAGATGAAGGTATCAGGGACGGTGAAGCCGAAGGCAACTGGACGACCGTTGGCCAGTGCATCCTTCATACCGGCGAAGGTGGTGACCCGCACATAGGAGGCGATGAGACCAGCGACAGGCTTGCCGGTGATGTAGGCGCCGCTCGGTGGTTGGGTCAGGACCTTGCTGGTGTCGTACGGCCAGGTAGTCTCATCAGCAGCACCGAGCGTGGACACAGACTTGACGGCGTTGCGGATCTGGCAGCCACTGTCAGATCCCGTGCGGCCTTCAAGGGCGCGTGCGTTCCAGTAGACGAAGAGACGTGAGCGGTCAGAGATCTTCAGGACTGTCTCGAGGACGCCAGTGACAGCATGACCAACGCATGAGTTGGGTACACCTTGTTGCTCGACCGGACCGAAGCGACCGCGCAGGTCAACCTCAGTAGGAGCGTTGCCAAGTCCACAAGTCTGTTCGTAGGTGTGGTCCCGTGGGTCATGGACGTCAGGGATCCAGCTTGCGAGAGACTGCTCGACTGCCTTGGTGGCGGCCATACCGAACAGCTTGAGAAGGAGGGCCTTGAGGAAGGAAAGAAAGGACATGGGTAGCTCCAATGAAAAGAGGGATCAATTGATCCCTCTATTTATGGAGCCGCGCAGCTGATCAACGGCGGCGACGAAGTGCCAGTAGACCCAGGACGCCAAGACCTGAGAGGCCCATCGCGCCTGTTGTCGGTTCAGGCACTGCTGCTGCCGCGTAGACGTACTGTGTGTAGGTCTTGTTGTCCAGCGAGAAGGCGGAGAAGGCCGAGTTGCCAGAGCCAGCAGCTGACATCCATGTCAGGGCCAGCGGCACCGCGTTGCCCAGCGAGATGTTGTCGACGATTTCGAAGTTGACACCAGAGAGGACCCAGACACCAAGCTGGACAGCAGCGGTAGTCTCAGCGGAGTTGACCATCGGGGCCGTGTAGGTCAGGAAGTTGGCGAGGTTGCCGCTGATGCCGCTGCTGACGTAGTCCATCGTCGATGGTGGGGTGTTGCTCGAGCCTGGCAGCGACGTCGAGTAGATCGTGAGGCTGTCGCCGTTGTAGGTAGCGAGCAAGCCACCAATGGTCGTCGTGAAGTTGTTGACAAACCCCGTGCCTGTCGAGATGGTGCCTTGACCCTGCGGTGCGAAGGCTGGACCGTTGAAGGCGACTGGGCCAAAGGTAACGGCTTGGGTAGCCATCGAGATGGTGAGTGCGGCGAGTGCGAGAAGCTTCTTCATGATAGGTCCTTGATATGGAAAGGGGAGATCCGTAGATCTCCCCTTATTTACGCCTTGCAGCGCGGTAGGCTTAGACCTTGTTCTTGCGGCTCAGGCCGAAGACGCCAAGCAGACCCAGACCGGCGAGGGCCAGGCTGGTAGGCTCAGGGACGTCGCAGGCACCGTTGCCGATGGAGCAGCTGTCACCAGGAGTGAACGACGCGGTGATGAAGTTCTGGTAGTTCGGCTTCGAACGGTAGGCTTCGTCGGCGAACAGGCTGATCGTGTAGTCAGCGTTCGACGTTACAGCACCGGCCAGGAGCGTGTTAGCCCAGGCTTGGGCTGCAGCCGGAGCAGAGCCAGCGTTGAAATTGCCAGTGCCCAGTGAGCCGCCTTCGCCGTCGTACAGGAGTTCCCACACAGCGAGTTGCAGGCCAGCCGAGGTAGCCGCATCGATGCTGGAGACACCGTTGTTGTACGTGAACAGCTTGGACAGAGCGTTGATGTTGGCAGGCTCGAGCGCGACGCCGAAGTCAGCTTGCGCGTAGTCGATCTTGTCGTACGTGATGGCTGAACCGAATGTACCGGCGTGCGAGAACAGGTCCACGCAGAACACCGTGTAGGGTGCAGGCCCGAAACTGTCAGTAAACGTGGCAGACAGGCCGCCGATACCAGCGGAGACCGGGCTGCCCCAGCCAAACACGACGCCGCCGGGAGCACCAGCTTGTTCGAAGCCGGTGAGGGTCAGAGTGCCGGAGGTGGTGACCGGCGAGGCAGATGCGGCAAAGGCTGCGACAGCCAGAGCCAGGGAAGAGAGGATACGCTTCATGGGAAACCTTTCGGTTGATGGTTATGAAAATTCAAGTGACAGATGCATTGTAGTCTATGTAGGGCAATCTGTACAAGTGTTTACGATGTTTTTATAGGTTGAACTGCCTCCACGTAGACGGTGAATAACATACCCTGGGCCAGGTAGCGGATCCTGACCTCGAGCACCTTGAACTTGGTATGGCCATCGAAGATGACGTCGTCCTTGCGCGGGACGAAGGGTACCACGTCAGTCTGGCTCGTCTGCAAGACGTCATCGCCCCGCAGAATGCAGACCTCGTAGAGACCGTTGGCCATCAGAAGTGCGGGTTCTGTTCGTAGATGTGACCAGCGACCATGCCCCAGGTGCCACCTGGCTGGTACCATCCAGAGGTCAGGCCCTTGCGGCGATAAGTGTGACCGGTTGAAGTCGTCACCTGGAAGGTAGGCGTGATCTTGACGATGGTGCCGTCCGGGTAGTAGTCACCATTGAAGCCGTAGGAGACCTCGTCACCCACCGCCGGGGCATTGATGATGTCGTACCGAGGGCTGTGATGGGGACCGTTGTCAATCGGGAGATAGTCACGTGCAGTCATCGCCGTGATGTACCTGGACAGGCGTGAGACCGTCTCGAAGTCCTTCCAGTCCCAGCGTGATTGCCAGGTCGGGTCCGAGTGTTGCTGGGCGACCAACTGGGTGGCTACCTCTACAGGCAGACCGTTCTCAACTTTCACGAAGATCATGATGGGTCTCCTTGCAATATGCCCATTATACCACACTGGCCAGGAAAGTGTAGGTTGTTACACGCTCAATCCAGGACCCTGCGCAGGAGGATCTCCTGCTCTCGGAGGGCTCCGAGCTCCCACGGCTGCTCGAGGTAGGGTGTGTCTGCCTCGTAGACCTTGCCACACCAGGACCGTCGGTTGTCTCCGAGGTTCTTCAGCCTACCGGAGGCGTACTGCTGCACATGGATCAGCTCATGGGCCAGTGCTATGCCGATCTCGTGAGGGCCATTGACTGGGTCAAGCTCCAGCTCGAAGTGCTTGCCATCGAAGGCGACCTGCCCCGGATCCTTCAACCCCTTGACCAAGGAGATGTGCAGGGTGTGCGTGTAGCGGTCCAGCTTCAGCTCCTTCATCATCCTCGGGACGATGTAGGCGACGTAGCGACCCTTGCGGATCTTCAGGCCGAAGATGCCGACGTTCATGTGTGGCTCTGGGGTGGCCAGTCCTTCGGGCGGTGCTGCCACCTGATCTGGTCCTGACACCGGCTGATGATAGTTGCCCAGATCTGGACCTCAATCTCATCGCAGTCGCTCGACAGTGGGTAGGACCAGCACTGACCATTCCACCACCGGACCACGGTAGGCTGACCGTAGATGCTGGCTGGCCACCAACCGATGGAGGGCGGTGGTCCGCTGTGCCAGATGGACGCCCGAAGCCTGTCCTCGAAGTCCTCAAGAAAGGTGATGGTCATGGGCGCCGCTTCTTCCAGGTGTAGTCGACCCCGTCTGGGGTCTTGCCGTCTACGACGCTGTCAACACCCGGCTTGCCGATGCTGTCGGGGTTTTCAACGCACATGGTGACAAAGGTCCGACCGAGGTTGCGTAGAACCTGCATCCTCTCGAGGGCGTAGGACATCTCGCTCATGTCGAGATACTCGGCAGTCGGGAAGAGGTCGGTACCGCCTGGATCTGGCGTGTGGTAGTAGATTACGATGCTCATGGTTGCATTGTATCACACTCTCCGAAGAAAGTGTGATACAAGTGTAACCTGAGTTTATGCCGTTGGCAGAGCCCCAGTTGGCGGCGTGAAGGCAGCGGTGTATCGAGCAACACCGACGGTGATACGGATGTCGTCGAAGTAGCCGTTGGTGACAGCACGAAGATCGGAGTTGCGGGATCCGATCATAGTTGCAATCTGAGCCAAGCTCACAGTGCTTGTTGCCGGAGTTCCCTGCGACAAACCGTTGACCCAAAGAGTGAAAACGTTTGTTGCGCTTCTGGTAAGTGCAACGTGATGCCAGGTACCTGTTGCGTATCCGCCCGAGAGGGTGGACGTAATGGTTCCAAATCCACCGCCGGTGGTTGGACAGTCAACGACAAAGTTGTTGGCTGTATCGGCGTATCGGAAATCAATTCTTCCGGTGCCGCCGCTGTACTGAGTTACAAGACACTGGGAGGTGGCGTTTGTGATCGGATAGAACCAGAACTCGACAGTGAATGCTCCAGTGGCTGGGTACAGCGGTGCATCGCAGGTAATGTAGCTGCCTGTAGGGATAAACAGCGAGCGTGCACCGTATTTTACAACGCTGGTGCTCACTGCAGCAGATGTTGACGATGCTGCCATGTTGGTTGACATCGAGTAGTCGATGATGCCCGAGTTGGTGTACGACAGCAGCATTCGCGTGTTGGTGATAGCGGTCAGCGGGGAGGTCGGGACCGACAGCGTCGTAGCGGTAGGGTCGTAGACAGAATTGGTCACCACACGGGTATCACTGACATAGCCAGCAAGCGGCTGGCCGCCGGCGGATGTGCGACCAACGTAGTAGCTGTTGGTCGAGCTGAAGTCGGTCGAGTTGGTGGTTGTAGCGACACGTGCACCGTTGAGGAACATCGAGAGAGTGGTACCGCTGCGAGCAACGGCAATGTGGTTCCATGTGTTGACGGCAATACCGGTGCTGGAGGTCAGGAAGGTAGTCGTGCCACCACGGAAGACCGGCACGCCGGTGGTGATGGTCAGAAAGACTTCCCACGTAGTGTCGCTGTTTAAGAAGTAGTTGCCAAAGACTGACTGGGCTGCCGCCAGGCTGGTCGGGTAGACCCATGTCTCAGCAGTGAAGTCGCCGGTGCCGTTGGCGGTGATGGCGTTGGTGCTGACATAGCTGGTGCTTGAGACAAGCACGCTGCCACCCAGCGCAGTAGTGTATGACGATGAAGGTTCAAATGGCGACAGAGATGATACGGCTGGAGTACCAGTTCTGGTGAGGGCATAGGCATTCGGGCTGCGATCTACGAAGCGGTTGTCCTGCAGTGTCAACAACGCGGTGTTAGGTACCGCGGTGAGTGGCGACCGTGGCGGTGGGAAGTTCGCTGTATAGAGAGCAGTTCCATTGACTACGCGAAGATTGGAGAGGTAGCCGTTCCAGTAGTAGGCATTGTTGTTGTTGGTACCGATACCTGGAGCCAAAGTCCCATAGGTAAAGCTGTTGCCTGCACTTGCCAGTGCGCTTGTTGCCACCAACACACCGTTGAGATACAGCTTGGTGCCAGTCGAAGCAGTGCTGCTTCTGACCAGTGCCAAGTGGACCCACTGACCGATAGGCAGCGTGGTTGTGGTGTAGGTGTAGGCGATAAAGTTGGCAACGTTACCGCCCCAGACGATCTGCGTAGCGCTAATGAACAGGAATGGTGCTGTATCAGTGGTGTTGCGTGCACCAAAGATGGTGTAGTTTGTAGTTGGGGTAGCATTCAGCTTTACCCAGCACTCGATTGTAAAGTTGTTGGTGCCAAAGTTCAGCGCAGTCTGGGTAGTTGGGAGCAGGAACCAATCAGTCGAACCGTTGAAAGTGGTCGACCATGAATTTGCGCTAAACGGTGCCAGTGGCGAAACAGTGACGTTCGTGGCTGTCAGCGTCATCGACGTGGAGCCTTGGTTGATGAATGTCGGACCGTTGCAAGTAAGCAAGGTGACGTTGCCAGAAGACACAGAGGTCGTTAGCTGAGAGTTTGGTGGAGTGAATGCACTGGTGTAGAGTGCAGCACCGTTGGTAAAACGCAGATTAGAGATGTAGCCATTGAATGGAGTGGCACCAGCGGTGGAGGCGCAGCCAATAGCGGTAAGGTGGCTCGTAAAAGCTGCATATGTTGCTGTATCGGTTGCCGTTCCAACCTGTACACCATTCAGATAGCACTTGTATGTAAATGAGGTGCCGCCAGAATCGGTTGCAACAAAAGCAAAGTGGAACCACTGATTTAGTGGAAGAGCAGTCGACAGCGTGATATTAACCCACCCATTTGAAGAAGCTCTATCGGTAACGATAAACAGATTAGCATTGCCGAAGCCCCAACCTCTCCAGGGATTTGCCCCAATACTGCTAGTAGTGTTGAGAATACCATTAGCCCCTACAGGAGTGCTCGCAGTGGCGGTGCCCTGAGCATTCTGGTAAAAGAAACCCTCGAGCGTGTATGACGATGAGGTATCAACTGCTGCGGCAGTACCCGTCTGACTGGCGATGTACTTGTTTCCAGTCGCGCTGAAGTCAGCCGAGTTGTTGGCAGTAAATGCAGATATGTTGAACGGCGACAGCGTCGTGATAGCAACGTTTGTGGCGGACAGCGTCATTGCTGTCGATCCTGCATTGACATATGAGTTGGAATTTGCCGTCAGCAATCTCACTGTGCCTGAAGACACCTGTGTGGTCAGCGCAGAGGTCGGTGGAGTAAACGCACCGGTGTAGAGCGTAGCACCAGTGGTGAAGCGCAGATTAGAGATGTAGCCGTTGAAGGGAGCAGCCAGACCATTGGTCGTAGTTGCGCCAATAGCCAGATAGTAACCAGTGTGAGCCGAATAGGTCGTCGTGTCAGTCGGGGTGCCCGAGGTGACATCAACACCATTGAGGTAGCACTTGTAGGTACACGAGGAAGCACTGGTGACAGTACAGACCAGTGCAAAGTGGAACCAGGTATTCAGTGGCAGGGCCGTCGTCAACGTGATAGTCGTATAGGCAGCAGAGGACCGTTGCAGAACCATAAATGTAGTTGAACTCTGAAAACCGCAACCATCATAAGCACCACCACTGCCCAATACGTTTGATGCGCCATACCATCCATTGGTCGTTCCAGGTGTGCCACCGCCCTGACCAAGCTGATAGAAGAAGCCTTCGGCTGTATATGAGGATGCAGCATCGATCGCAGCAGCACCGCTTGCACCACTGACAAGGCTCTTTGAAGACGAACTGCTGAAGTCGAGAGAGTAGTTCACCGGCTGTCTAAATGGGCTGAAGGTGCCCTGCGCCGGGTTGCCCGTAGCCGCGATCGTCAGCGGAGAAGCGCTGCTGTCAACAAATACGTTGTTAGAGGTAGCCGATACCAGACTTTCACCGTTTAGCAACAGGCGAACGTTCTGAAAGAAGCTATCTCTCGATGCTGTTGCCAGCAGTGCCGCGAACGAGGTGTAGTACCCCGTTGATGCAATCATAATTCCAGACATATTAGTTTCCTTAAGCGATGCTGCCGCCGACGACTACTTCAGTTGCTGTGTTGTACCAGATCGTGCAGGAGCCGCGTGCTGCGAGAGACACTGATGTCACTGATGCAGCAGTACCGTCCTTGTACATCGTTGGCGCAGTGCCTGCAGTGCCAGTAGCATTTGCTGCTGCTGTCAACGTGACAGTACCACCTGTGTTGTTGTAGAAGCTGACGATGTCACCAACTGCAATCGAGACGCCATCAGAGTAGGAGGTACCTGGGATGTTGGTGCCTGCTGCCAGAGCAACACGCTTGCCGCGGGCAGTCGAGTCTAATGTGGTAACGCGTGGCAGGTTGCGATAGCCAATTTCAATGCCACCGACAGTTGCTGCTGCTGCTACCGAAGTGAGCGATGAGCTAACGACGGTTGCTGCGAGTGTTGTACCAGTCAGTGCGCTTGCTGCAACACCAATCGTCTGCCACGTAGGAGCAGCACCAGTGCCGTTTGAGGTGATAACCTGTCCAGAAGTACCGTAGTTAGCACCGCCGAGACCCCAACCGCCGTTGCTTTCAATGTACAGACGGTTTGCGCCGCCCGTAGCGATAGAGACGCCAGCGCTGCCAGTATTACGAGATGCCAGCAGCAAGGTGCCGTTTGCATTACCTACGTTGAAGGTCGTCGCGGTACCAGCCCAACCAACAAAGCAGTCCTGCGCTGAAGTGATAGTGCCACTGACAAAGCCGACCTGAAGAGAACCGGCACTGCCGTTCAATGGGACGCTTGTCGAGGAACCAAACGATGCACCAGCAGAGCCGGAGATAAGACCCGTAGAGAGCGAGGTCAACGTACCTACAGAAGTCAGTGACGACGAGACAATGGTTGAAGCCAGTGATGTGCCAGTTAGTGCAGATCCAGCAACAGAGTTTGTCTGCCAGGTAGGAGCAGATGCACCATTGGATGCCAATACCTGACCAGCAGTACCCGTTGAACCATTGAGCTGAATGTTACCAACAACGTTCAGTGCTGAAGGCACCGTGGCAAGGCTGGATGTTACTGTGAACCACTGCGTTGGGCTCAGACTGGTTGGTGACGTAGCTTGACCAAGGAACATTGAGCTGTTGTTGCCGCCCAGACCCATAACGCCCGAACCAGAGTGGTTCAGCACATAACGCAGCTGATTTGTACCTGCTGTTGACCAGTCAGCAAGTGCGATAGTCGATGCTGCTACTGCGCCAACTGTTCCACTGGATCCTACCTGTACGGTAGAGCCGCCGAGGACAGTGCCACCAGCGACTGTAAGTGAAGTCAGGTTACCAACTGAAGTCAGCGATGAGCTAACAATGTTAGAAGCGAGTGAAGTGCCAGTCAGAGCAGAACCGGCAAAGGTGAAAGTCGACCACGTTGGCGCTGCGCTCGAACCTGCTGAGGTGAGCACCTGACCAGATGTACCGTAGTTAGCACCAGATAGACCGAAGGCACCAGATGCGTCGATGCGCAGGCGCTCAGTTACCGTAGTATTAACGGCTGTCGAGAAGAAGATTGAACCGCCGCCGATGAGACCTGTGCCACTTGCAGCACCCGTGCCACCGGTAATATTGATTGAACCGCCACGATGTACAGTACTTGCACCGCCGGTAATGTTGACATAACCTGCACCCGATGTGCTATCACCGGTACCGCCAGCGATGTTAACGTAACCACCAGTAGAACCACCATTACCACCCGTAATGTTGACTGGACCACCACTAGCAGCACCTGTACCAGCAGCACCTGATAGGTTCAACGAACCAGCTGGCGCACCAGCAACGTTATTCGAAGGCGTCCAGGCACCTGGAGCAATGGTGATATTTCCAGGGTTGTTTGCAGATGATGGTGATGTGCCAGTCGTGATGTTGATTGATGATACTGTCTGACCAGCTACTCCAGTGGTGCTGGCGGTAGTGATGGTAGCCGTAGCGCCTGCAGTGCTACCAAGTTGAAGGGTCTGCGTGCCGTTAGTCCACGTAAACAACGATGATCCAGCGAGAGCACCGGCGTTATTATACTGGATTTGGGTGTCTGCACCAGCAGCACCAACAGTTGCCAGCGACCAGGTAGGAGTTGCACCGGCACCAGCCGATGTCAGAACTTGACCGGCTGTACCTGCAGAAGCGCCAACCTGCAGTGGTGATGCGGCACCAGCCAAGTTGAATGCGCCGGTCTGTGTGTGCGTACCAGTGACAGCGAGCGATGACAGAGTGCCAACTGATGTCAGTGATGACGTAACGACGTTAGCGGCGAGTGTTGTGCCAGTCACAGTTGAAGCATTGACAACGCCTGCGGCAAACAGTGCAAACACCATTGCCTGCGAACCAACTGTCGTGATGGTGGCAGTTTGTGTCCACGAGGTCGAAGCATTGGTTGTACCAGCAATGACGTAGACTGCGGCACCGTTAACTTCACCAACAGATGGAGCGCCGTCCATATCGGTAGAGCGGGTCCATGAACCAGCAGCAGCAACGTAGATGCCGTTTTGGGTAGCAGTCGTCTGGTCCTTGACCAGCACGCGGGTGCCTGCAACAACTGACACGCCGTCGATTGTTTGAACACCCGTGAGGGAGATGTTGGCTGTCGTTGCAGCACCAACAGCGTTCTTCCATGTCAGACCGTTGACTGCGGTATCAACGTATGACTTGGTAGCAAGGTGGGTAGAGACGGTTGGATCAGCAGCTGTAACGTTACCAGTTACTGTCAGTGAACCGAGAGTACCAACGGAAGTCAGCGATGACGAGACAACGTTAGCTGCCAGGGTTGTTCCAGTCAGTGTCGAGGCTGCACCTGCAGCAGCCGACTGCCATGTTGGTGCAGCATTGCCGTTCGAGGTCAGAATTTGACCTGTAGTACCATAGTTGGCACCGCTCAGACCCCATCCGCCCTGTGCAGAAATGTACAGACGTGATGTGCCGCCAGTAACCAGCGAGATACCCGTGTTGGTGTTGTTACGACCGGCGAGAAGCAGGGTACCATTGCCACCAACTGACTGTGTAGTATTGGCGCTTGCGCCTGCCCAAGCAACATATGCGTCTTGGACAGAGGTGATGTCGCTATTGACATAACCAAACTGAAGATAGCCAGTGGTGCCAGTGGTAGAGATGGCAGAACCACCACCCAGTGTCAGCCCGCTGGAGATTGACAGTGAGCCAAGGGTACCTACAGATGTCAGTGACGACGAGACAACGTTAGAAGCGAGTGATGTACCAGTCAGTGTCGAGGCTGCGCCTGATGACGCTGTCTGCCATGTTGGCGTTGTGCCAGTACCAGCTGAAGTCAGCACCTGTCCAGAGGTACCCGCAGAGCCCTGCAGCTGCAGCGATGATGTGGTACCAGCCAGATTGAGAGCACCTGTCTGCGTGTGTGTACCTGTGACAACGAGTGAACCGAGTGTACCAACAGAAGTCAGTGAAGATGAGACTACGTTGGATGCCAGTGTCGTGCCGGTGAGGGCAGAAGCAGCAGAAGAACCGCCACCAGATCCAGTAGATGCCCAGGCGCTGCCAGTGTACACGTACAGGAGGCTATCCGTCGTCTTGAAGAACAACTCACCAGCATTGGCGGTCGTAGGGAAGGTGGTGCCAGTTTCAACTGACGCATTAGAGATTGAAGAGCCCTCAAAGAGCTTGATACCGTCTACGAGCATGGTGTTACCCCTGTTTGGTTGAACCGTGTATTTAGGGAAATCGTTAGACTTGGGTCAAAACCGTAAGCGTGTTTGAAGACAGCAGCCCAGGCTGTAGATCTACAGCCTGGGACACCGCCTGGATTATGCCGGCGTGACCGGCGGCTTGTATAGCTGAACACTCTTAGAAGTTCAAACCAGCAACGAAGCCGTACCAATTTGTGCCGCCGTCCGGCGTCATCAGCGATACGATATCAGTCTTTCCGGCGGTGGTCGTCAGAGTTGGCGCAGTGCCACCAGACCACTTGACTGAAGCTGGCCACGCGATTGTAGTAGAAGCAACACTGTGGTTGATGACGAGCGTGACGCTTGCAACACGACCAGATGCTGGAACATTAGAGAAAGCCAGCGTCGTGATGCTCACACCCAGCGTGACGGTGAACGTGTTTGCCGTGCTCAGATCCAGCGTAGTCGATGCGGTTGCAGTAACTGCTGTGCTCTGCTCATCGTAGGCACCCTTGAATGATGTGACACCGGTTGATGATACGAACAGGCGGGATGTACCGGCGGTAGCGATAGAGACACCAGCTGAACCGGCGTTACGTGCTGACAGGATCAGCGTACCACCAGCTTGACCTGGGCTCAGGGTTGCGGCTGCAGAAACACCACCCCAGGCAACGTATGCGTCCTGGGTAGATGTGACCGTGCCATTCAGGTAGCCGAGCTGTAGGGCACCTGCAGTGCCAGCGAGTGGGATGTTGCTGGTATTCGTATCAACTGCAAGACTACCGCCAACGTTCAGCGATGCGCCAGCGGTACCTGTGCTGTTCACCTTCGTGCCAGAGACCAACGTACCAACAGAAGTCAGCGATGAAGCCAGCACGTTGGATGCCAACGTTGTGCCCGTAAGTGTGCTTGCAGCAGCTGCGCCAGTGGCAGCGAACTGTGCAAATGTCATTGCCTGTGAACCAACTACAGTGATCGTCGCAGTCTGTGTCCATGCAGTGTCAGCGAACGTAGTACCGTCAGTGACGTACACCGCTGCGCCGTTTACTTCGCCAACTGATGGGGCGCCGTCCATATCAGTAGAACGGGTCCATGCTCCGGCAGCAACGACATAGACGCCGTTCTGAGTAGCAGTTGTCTGGTTCTTGACCAGCACGCGGTTGCCTGCAGCGAGTGCAACGCCATCAACTGTCTGGGTGCCCGACAGTGTCAAGTTAGCGGTAGATGCGGCAGAAACGGCTGTCTTCCAGGTCAGACCGTTGATTGCGGTGTCAACATATGACTTGGTGGCGAGGTGACCAGAGGTCGTTGGGTCAGAAGCCGTAACGTTGCCGGTGACTGTCAGTGAACCAAGAGTACCAACAGAGGTCAGTGACGAACTAACAACGTTAGAAGCAAGCGTCGTGCCGGTCAGCGATGATGCTGCGCCAGTGCCGCCCGAGCCAGCGGCGGTCCAGACGGTGCCGTTATACACGTACAGCAGGTCATCAGTCGTCTTGAAGAACAACTCACCCATGTTTGCAGTTGTAGGGAAAGCAGTGCCAGTTTCAATTGACGCATTTGAAATTGAAGAGCCTTCAAGTAGCTTGATGCCATCTACGAGCATGGTGTTATCCTGTTTGGTTGAACAGGGATATTTAGGAAAATCTAACTAAACAACGAATGGGACAGCCTCATCTCCAAACTGATCCTCCGGATCATCCGGACTAACGTATTCATTCACCTGTTTGAAGGCTTCGTCATTCCACTCAGACAGCCGTTTTAGCAGCCGCGTCATGATGACAGTAGCCATGACCGCATCGTCTGTAGCCCCTGTTTTGGCTTCGTAACTACCACCCTTGGCTGAGAAGTTTTTCAGCTCATAGAGTAGATGTTCAGAGTTGATGTGTAGCCCATCGGTGACACGTTCTACCAGCTGCTTGAGCTGCAGACAAGCCAAGATCTTGTTACGACCAGAGGTGTAGACACCCAGCTTGCCCGGTTGGTCACAGAAGAGCTCGGCGTACTCTGGCTGCTTTTCGTCATTCTGGTAGAGGGCAGAGATCGCCTCACCGATGCCATTCCGCTCGAAGGTCCAGAGCACCTCTGATCGTCCACGACCCTGGGTATAGTCGGAGAGCTTCAGTAGGATCCACTTCAGCTTGGCGTAGAGCAGCGGGATGTTGACGTCGTTGGTCCGATACTCGGCAATCTGATTGAGCTTTGGAAAGTCAAAGACCTGGATGACCGAGAAGTCCTTGCCGCTGCCGGTTGCCGGATCGCAGGCAACCAGATAGGTCTTCTGCGCACCACCCAGCTCTGTATCAGGCACCCAGAACTTGAAGCCCATATCCTCATGGTGAACTGGCTTTCCAGACAGCTGGTGCAGGATCATCGAGTTGATGAGCAGCGCCTCAGAGGACAGGAACTCGCACCCGACCTCCTGGCGGGTCTTCAGCAGTCCGAGCTGACCGACCATTAGATCCCAGTAGTCATCGCCACGCTCAGGGTGTTCGCGCCAGTTTACCTCGAACGGCTTGTAGCCATTCAGTCCGCCCATCGCACCACGCCAGATCTGGGCAAACAGCTCAGTGTCGCCGTTAGGTGTAGAGCTGATGATGGCAGAACCACCAGTAGACAGCGTAGGTGTCAGTGATGCCCACAGCTCATCTTGAATGCGCTTGTTGATGAATGCCAACTCATCCAGATAGATCTTGGTGATTGCAAGACCCCGTCCGGTCTTCTCAGTCGTTGCCTCGGAGATGATACGTGAGCCATTGTCGAGTTCAAGATTGTGCCGGTTGTAGTACTTGACACCACACTTGATCCAATTAGGCAGCGCCTCGTAGGCGAAGCGAACACGTGCAGCGATCTCGAGCGCGTGACCCTGGTTCTTTGAGGCGATGAGCAGTGTGCTGTCGGGGTTGAACATTGCGTACCAGAGGAGGTACATGGCGACCGTCAGGGTCTTGCCACACTGGCGCGGTTGTAGCGTGACGACGAAGCGGTTCTCGTGCATCGCACGGACAAAGCGCTCCTGGTACTCGTAGAGGTTGAACGGGATGGTACCACGTGTTGGGTGCTGCACCATGACAAACTTGCGCATGAAGAAGATAGGATCCTTGGATGCCTTCTTCAGATCCTGGATCATCTGCGGGGTGTACTCGTCGGTGGCAAATGCCCGCTTGATCTGTGGGTTCTTCATGGGTGCTTTCTCGGAATGGCGCGCTGAGCGAATGTGCATACAGGTCTCCTATAACCTGTATTTACTACTCGCGTGGAGGCACTTTCGGGAAAGCCTTGACTGGCTTCATGTTGACGACTTGATAACCATCGTCAAACTTCTTGAGCGTAAAGTCCTCATCAGTCTCCTTTATGCCGAAGTAGATGCGCTCCTCTAGACCGAACTTTGGTCGAGCGTAGACTGTCTGACCCTTGGTCATGAAGACCTTGCCATTGTAGTGCACGTACTGAAGCATACCCTGCACATCCTCAAGCAGCTTGAAATTGAAGTAGACGTTAGTGCCCTTGCTCAAGAGCAGCTTGATCATGGTCAACAGCATTGAGCCGTCTTCCTCTTCGAGCAGCTGATGGACCTTCATACCATAAACGGCTTGGTCTTCTTCTCACGAAGCGTCCAGATGCCATTCTCCTGCTTGAAGTAGATCTTTGAGTTCTCTTCATCGGTATCAGGAAGGTCAAACCAACTCGTCACACTCGGACTAATGCGAAAGGTGATGCGGTTGTTCTGCGCTGAGACGACTGGGTAGATGATGCCTTTGCGCAGTTTTGGATCAGGATGCCACACCTCAGCGAAGCAACGAACCTTCTCGCCCTTCTTCAGCAAGCTGACGATGACGCTGGATAGAAGAGTTGACTTGTCTTCCTCTGCCAGAAACTGCTTGAAGGTCATCATACCTTGAACTTCCCGTCTTGGTCGTACACTTCCCACTCACCACGATGGTCATCATTACGGTAGATTGCTAACGTGTCATCATCGTCAGGCACAATCTCAAACCAAGTTTCTTGCTCATTACCGTCATCGTCAGGCATCAGAAAGAGGCAGTTGACGTAGAAGTGGCGACGCTCATCACCTGGCTTGTAATTAGGCTCTTCACGAATAGTCCACTGACCAGTGGCTCCGAAAATATCTGACCATACACGTTGACCTTTGTCGTTGGCATGCTTGATGGCGCGCCAGATCAGTGGTGCTGAGGCAGGGCGTTCCCAGCTTTCACCATCATGGATCTTGTAGCCAGGGGTCACAGCCTCCGCTGTGCGTATCAGCGGGGTAGTCTTTACTGGCTTGAGTGCCTTTACTGCCTTCTCGAAGGTGAGACCCTTCGTACGCTTATAGACCTTACCATTGTGAAACCAATCGATGTTCCACACATCATCCCTTACGTACAGGTCAGCAACCCGATACATGTTCTTGACGGTCAAGTGTGTAGAGCTGTGCTCAGACCACCAACCGTTCTTGTTCAACCACTTATGGGCGATATCCAGATTAGTGGCATTGTCCAGTGTTTCGTATAGAAGCTCAGAGATCTTCATCGTGTTCAATACTTTTGACCCAGTAGAAGTCAGACTGTGGGTCCTTCTCCAGGGTAAAACGATCATCATCATCCGGTTTCATTGGAATATACCACGACTTGCCATAGGCATAGACATCAACCTTGCGGGTAGTCATGTCAATGTTCATGATCTCACCTTGGATGAACTTGAAGTTCTGCCCATCTACCTCAGCTGCCATTGAAACGCGCTTGCGTCTGGCTTTCTCCTTGGCAGCAACCTGCCATACAAGTGCAACATCATCTTGGCTTTCCTTGACAGGGCGCAGGCTATCAAGTACGCGAATAATATCCTCTTCGGTAGCAGCCTTGATCTTCTGCGTTTTGCTGTCTTTATGCAGTATCATCACCCAGCCGCCCGTCTTCATTGCACTGATGACCACGAACTTCTGCAGATTGTGTACTAAAATTACCGGCGGATCACTAGCATCGGCGATAGCATGAAAGCTCTTCTTTAGAAGTTTTAGCAGCATGTTAGCGCGCTCAGCCTGAGAAAGAAGATCCTCATTGACCCTATACAATAACACTGCCTCGCCAAGAGCAGACATGTCCTTGACCATTCTGTCATAGTCAACGTGCTTCATTCCAGCAGCTTTCCACGCAGACTGCCACTCATCGGACCAGTAGCCCGACAGCCAAGGAATGTTGATCTCGCCTTCACCACTAGGCATCTCGACGCGGGTAGAGAGGAAACGCCGTAGATGTGGTCGCTTCTTCAACTCCTCAGCTACAATCTGTCGAATTACACGTGTCTCATGGGTTGGAATGTTTTCACCGCCACCACCAAACCAGCGGAAGCTGATGCTGTGACTGTAGATGCCGATGCCACCGTAGTCATCTGTGTCCTTATAGAGGCTATCCAGCTTCTCGAGGCGCTTCTGCACAGCAAAGAGGAAACCCACCGCCTCGCGAACTGCCTGAATATCCTCAGGCTTTGCAAGTGGCAGCTTCGGCTCTACGTGCTTCGGCTTCTTAATCTCGCACAGTTTCATGGGTGTGCGATCTGCGCGTGGTAAAAGATGCTTGACTTGTTGTCGATCTTGCCAGTCTTGCGGTCAATCTTGCCGCCGTAATGCTCAGCCTGGCGGTGCACACGATCATGCAGCTCAGCCATCGCCACCATAACCTCGGCATGTGTCAGCGGCTTCGATGGAGATGCATCGAGCAGCTTGAAGTTGGGCTCATAGCCCTTAGCCTCGAATAGCTCGCTTACCTTCATGACTTCATTATCTCAGCATTTTTAGCTTCAGTCTTTGCAAGCGTCTTAGCCCGATTTGCTGCCAGCTTTGTTAGACCAACCAGCAGTTCCTCAGGCGTTTCATACTTTGTTGTCTTCCAGTAGATAAGTCCATCACTAGCCTCGAGGTACCATTTGCCCTTCTTGTAAGAGGCATTGAAGTACTGCTTTTCACGATTAGGTGGGGTTTTGTCCCCGGCGTTCGCAAACCACAACATGTCAGGCAGTCGTCCAACCACATGCTTCCCGCCGTCTTTGCTGTCCTTTATGGCCAAGTCGCTAGTGTTTGCAGGTGCGGCCTTTGCGATGAGTTTGAGCTGAAACTCTACCTCATCTTTGCTCATGACCTTATCTTGCAGCTGCGCCGCAAGAAGGTCCATGTCCTTTGTAGACATGCCCTTTGCCGCCAGACCGATCATCAGATCATAGGCCTTGGCATACACCTCAGGTGTAATGATATCACGCAGCCTCTTGATCTTGGCATTACCTGCCTGGTAAAGAGTTACGTCCTCAAGGCCTTCAAGCAGCTCAGTAGTTTTCATGTCAGCGTAGATTTTCCAGTTTGTACTTGGCGCGAGCGACAATGCCCTGCAGCTCCTCGAACTTGTTGACCAACCACTTGTCCTGCGGGATCACAGCATGCTGCCCTTCAAGAAAGGTGAACAGCTGGCGAATGAACTCCAGCGGATCTTGCTCGCTGAATGGGTTTGGGTCACTGAGCTCAACGTGAGCATCAGTGCCATACTTGCCCATGTACATCTCAAAGAGTTCATCAGTCAGGTCGAGCAGCTCTTCATAGAGGTCACCAAGTGCCAGGTGCATTGAGAGCGACTTGACCTTCCAGTGCCACATGTGGGTGACATCGCGTGCCTTGAGCAAGAGCCCAATCAGGTTGGCCATCGGGCCGTGTGTCTCTGGGTTACTGGCTGCTACGCTCTGATCGTAGATTGCTGGATAATCTGGGTAGTCCATTGTGGCGTCCTTTTTGTAGTTGTTATTTAGCCGTATCATCTGGCAACTTAGCGAGTTGCTCAGTCACCCACTTCTTGAAGAGGGCCTGGTCGAATGCCTCTCCGTCAGAAACTCCCTGCACAGCAATCTGCTTGCCAGTCCGGTCATGCATACTCCACCAGTAGACAAATCCTGCCTGCCGACGCTGAAAGATGTTTGCAATGCCACACACGCTATTTTCCATCAAGCGGGTGATACCAAACATCGTCTTTCCAGGTTGATGGTCATTCATAGACATGGTGTAGCCACCCTTAAGGTAGACCTCCTTGTCCCAATACCTAATGCGTTGACGAATGGGAAAGTTGTCAACCGCCTCGGCAACCTTCGGCGGATGCTTGGCAGCCCAGTCCTTGGCGGTGGTGATTACCTTGGTAGATGATAGCCCATTCCACATCTTCTTGTAGGTGCCTGCACCATCTTCCGGGCCGATACCAAGAAACCAGGTATCATCAGCTTCACTCTGGCAGTAGAATTCATAGATCCATTTGCCCTTGACAAATCCAGCAGATAGGTCATCAGCGCTGCTATCGAGGATAAAGCCGCTGCTCTGAAAGGCCTTGAGGATCATCTTAAACTGGAAATCAGCTTCACTGCTGTCATCTTCTAGCTCTTCGGTTAAGCCCAGTTTCTGAGCTCCAGTCTTCATGGCATCAATGGCCCACTTCTTAAACTCATTGATGTCAAAGGCTTCACCCGCCGGTACCTTGATACCAAGGCCCTGCGTAAAGTGCCCATTCTTTCCGGCGGTGTAGGATGCACCACCCTCATAGGCATCATTGTGACCACGAATAATGCCTGCTGATAGCTGCACATTGACAGGCTCACCCATCAACTCTTCAACTTCATACTTTACGTAGTGCGGGTACTCTTCATTTCGAACAGCGACATAGGGTCCATACAGTCGAATGTGCTCAGGCCACTTCGAGAATGCCCAGGTGCTGTCCTCCTCGAGCATCATCCATTCTTTCAGAGTGACGACCTCCATCAGACCCATCATCCGCTTGAAGGTATTCATGACCTTGCCCCAATACCAGTGGCCTTTACGCTTGCCTTTGGTTATGGCCTTCTTGGCCTCAGCCCAGTGGTGCTCAGCGGTCTCTAACGAGACACCTGCGCGTTCAGCAGCATGAGCTACAAACTTGGTTGGCATGTCAATCCTTGTGAAGATTTACTCTTCAACTTCCTCGACGGAGACGTCCTTGCCAGCCATACCAGTAAACCAGTGGTTGTGATCATGGACAGCAGCCACGTCACGCGCATGCTTTGCATCACGCGCGTAGACCTTCATCTCTTGGTTGTAGCGCTTTGACTTCACAAGAAAGCACTTCTCACCTGGCTTCTTTTCAGCCTCAAATAGCTCACTGATCTTCATATCTCTTCCAATCGTTGGTTGATGGACCGTCATTAGTCCGGCTTCTGTTATCTGTTCTCTCATCCACTGCTTTAACTTTTGGGGCTTGATAAACTCAGCCACCTCCAGAAACGGCTTGAATGAGTGCTTAAAACCAATTGCCTCCTTGACAGCTGGCACCGCGTATGCATATGCCAGCCTGCGTTCAGGATCTTCAATCTGTACGAACAGCGCGGTACGATATTGAAAGAGGTGTAACACCCACTTCCCGCCGGCGACCTCTACGCGTTCGCTCTCCAGCTCCTTGGCCTTATCAATGAGATTATCGTCAAAGTCTCTTGGTTGGATAATCATTGGCGTCTCGTTGCCTAGAAGTGCATGTATCTTGGCTCTGATGGCCGGTATAAGGTTCATGATTTTACTTGCTTTCCATTAACAAGCTTTAGCTTGAATGTTCCGAAATCACTTCTTGAGTAGAGGTGATGCTGAATAAGTTGACCTGGGTTGGCCTTGACCATATAGTTATGCTGATGGCGCGCCTGCTCTTCAGTATCAAAATATGACTTAGCATCATTCATACCACTCTCAGAGCCACTCTTGTTAAGACGATGCAGCCAAACATTCTTGGTGTTGTTACCATAGAGGCGTGCTTCGCCAAGCTGTGTTTCAAGGTGCTTACGAACCCATTTGCTGAAGGCCTTCATATCATAGAGCGTCTTGGCGCTGTCGATACGATTGCTGCTCTTCTCGCCATTGACTTTCATGACCCAGATACCGCGCCATGCATCACCTTCAGTGCTGATAATAGAGGCCTCGCCAACCTCTTCATCATGCATCAGGCGTTTGATGCCAAACGTGATGAAACTCGGCTCCTGTCTAGCATCGTTCTCAAGATAGAAACCGCCGCTCATCATGACGATGTCGTCTTTGGTGATCTCAGACAGCTTCACTTGAGTTCCCTCGTCTCACCGTCAACTGCGATCATACGAAGGATATCTTCACGTGATGCAACAACCGCACCATTGGCATTCTTGCCGGCATACGGGACAAAGGCTTGGGTCTTCTTGCGATCACCCTTTACTCGAGCACGTACCGACGCGGCATTCAGCGCGATGTTGAGGTAGTTGGCTGCGACTTCAGCGTTGCGTGCAGCATAGCGCGGCTCCATGATCTCGACCATAGCGGTCTGGTTCTGAAAGGTCTCGAGCGCAGCATCATACACCGCATCGATCTTGGCATCGATCTCTGCGTCCTCTTCATCCTTCTCAGGGGGTGCGCCATCGGCAGCTACCTGCATCTCAGCCAGCTCACCTTCAGTAACCTGGTCATACTCTACCATGTCACCTACTGGCTGCTCAGTCTGAAACAGCTCATCGAGTGGATTGACTAGCTTGGTCTTCAGTGGTATCATATTGCTCTCCCCATTGCTGGTGCCTGACGCTTACGAACACCTGCAAACATGGTTTTCTCGGTTATTACACGGAAAGTGGCACCGTTCTGTTCGGCGAAGGCAGCGGCTGCCTTCCATTTAGCTTCATTGATCTGGAGGGCAGCAGCATCTCTCTCAGTCATGCGAGGTGTAGGCACAGTTTCCTTGTATGGCTTGATCTCTACAATCTCCTTGCGGATTGAGCCGTCCTTGTGTTTGTACATTACGATCATGTCGGGGAAATAGCGGTGCACACGCAGATCCTTCGGGCTAACATAGGGAATAGCAAGCTCTTCTGAGCCCCAACGAATGATAGCGGGGTTTGCATCGAGCCACTTCATGAATGTCAACTCCCAGCTGGAGCGAAACATTATCCGATTGACATTGCCAGTGTATTTCTCTGGATGTGGCGGCTTAAAACGTCCATATGCAGCCATTAGGATCCACCTGACCCAATGATTGTAGATTTTACTCCACCTGGAGATGTCGAATCGGTTGCTGCCGGGCGGATCATGCTTGTGAACTTGCTTGAGATGCTACTTGTTGCGCCACTCAGCAGTGATGAAGCGCTACTACTTACTACACCGGACACTGAGCTAATCTGATTACCAAGATAGCCATTGACGCTGTTGCCAACTGCTGAGCCAATGGCACCAAATGCGCCACCGAGCGCAGTGCCAACCGCACCTTTACCAGCAACTGATGTTACCGCTCGGTTTATCAAAGTAGATGTTAGCTGCTGTGCTGCACCGCCAAGCTTGCCAGATATGATTTTAGTGAATGGGTTGTTGCCGCCAGGCAGTGATGCGTTGTCCAGCGCGCCTGCTGCACCTCCGAGCAGATCAACAGGCGCAGTTGGTGCACCTGCTGAAACACCTGGAAATAGTGGACCGATACCAGAATTGGCTGGGATCCTGTCCATCTTGACCATCTCCATCCAATCATAGTCAAACATCATAGTCAACAGGTTTGGATCAGAGGTCTCATGGTTCAAGTCATCAAGGTCAAATGACTTTAGTCGTGGGTTCATGAAATCATAGTACACAACATGTGGTGCATCACGCATACTTGAACTTGGGTCCATGAAAACCTGCTTGACGCGAATGTACTTAATGGCTTGACCTGCCGTGGCATCGATAACGCCACGGTGTGCATTGTACTTCTTGTCCTGTGCCAGGAATGACATGCCGCTTGCGGGTTGAGCAGGTACTGTTGGCTTTGTGCTGACGTTGTCGCGTTCTGGTCCGCCGCGGGTAATTGGCGAGTAGATCAGCATCAACAGTCGGAAGAAGTCAAATACACGGTTTCCAACGTCATCCATGAAGGTCAACGTCAACTCACGATGGGTGATCTTCTTCAGCACCTTGGTCCGAAAGTTGTACTGATTTACCTCTTCTTCATAGTCAAAGTCGACCTTTGGGCGGTCAACTGACTTGATGAGGAAGGTAAAATCGTTGCTATGCTTGTCAAACAGCTGTGCGTATGTCTTCTCTTCCTTGAGCTTATCATTGAAAGCAAACTCAACCTTGAAGAGGAACTTGAGCTTCGGTCGAAAGCTGGTACCCGCAAGGGCTGCAGCGTATGACGATGAGTACCAAGTATTAGGGTCAGTCTGTGCAGTCGGTTGGTAGGTGCCCGTGCCATCCACAGCACTCGATGGTGGATCCGCCATCTTCCCAGAGACAAAGTCTGCGACGGTCGCACCAAAGCTATCAGTTGCCTGCTTTTGAAGCGCAACCTTGGTTGATGAGAGGAGATTGCCGATGTCCATGAAGACCCTATAGAGCGTGTTCTATTTATGGTTTGCTGGCATTCAAGTTACCCGCCATGGCGCACCGCGTGCTGCAGTGTGTCGCGTACGGACGACCAAATCTAAAGAAGGAGACTGGCGATGAACACTGCTTACATACGGGACGTGCGTTGATGCCATGCGCGTATGCATTGATCAACTCAACCAGGTTATCCCCGATCGCCGGATTTTGGATAGCCTGCAGGATGTAGTTCCATTTGCGCGCTTTCTGAGCCTCTCGAGCACGGCTAGGAATGTCCCTATGAAAGAGGTTACGTGTGGCATTCTTGTTCAGTAACCCGCTGGGTAGAAGCAGTTCTTCTAGGATCTGCTCACGCGTCATACTGAACGGTTCTTCTACATTTGCTGCTATACGTCGCTGTGTCTCTGTTGCCCAACGTTTGAGATTTGCTTTAGTTATCTTTGCACTTGTTTCTTCTGTTGTCGCTGGGCGGTCAATGGTACCGAGACCGCCAGGCCCGCAGTTTAGGCAGTTTGGATCTGCCCTCAGCTCCGGTGTAATCAGCACCTTTTCGCGTTCTGATGCTTGCGTTCTTGATGTGCAGTGTTCTAATATCTCCCTAACATGCTTACTTTTTCCATACTTCTTGACTGAACGATTAAAACGAACTCCGCTACCTAGATAACCATCATCAAGCACATCGGTACTATGCATACCGATATAGTACCTGCCAGTCGTAATACACGTGGTCTTGTAGACGATATGGTGATTTCGTTTTGAGGCTCTCATACAAAAATACCCGGTTGTTCAGACCAGGTATTTATAGCAAAGCGGGTTAAAACGTTACATCAGGCGATGTTGCCGCCTAACGCGGTTCCATAGCCAGAGCCGCTTTCGACGTGACGTGCGTGGTCGAAACGAATGGACATCGTGATGGTGGCAGCTTCGGAAGCTGAGTAGTCACGGTCGCCGAAGTCGGCTGACATGATCTGAGCACCTTCGAGGTACCAGGTCTGCACAACACCTTCGTCGCCGTCGAGCTGGTCGATGACGGCTGCGAACTTGTAGTCAGAACCAGTAGCAGCAGAGTTCATCCAGCGACCGTCAAGGTCAGCACCGATGATGCGTTGTTGAGTTTCGAGCTGGGACTTGACAACTGTAGCAGCCAGACCGGTGATGTCGTCTTCAACAGTCACGTTGATTGCTTCCCACGAGTACTTGCCAGCCACATAGGCTGTTGAGTTGTAGCGGTGCAGCGCCACTTCTTCGAAGGTCAGGTTTGGCAACGTCAGCGTGGTAACCTGCATCGACAGGTTGCGGGCGTTGGTGCCAGCGACCTTGTTGCCGATGTTGCGGAAGGTAATACGAAACTTGTTCTTGAGACGTGGGTGCAGGATACCTGAACCGGCTCCCGGTATCCCCATGTTGGCCAATGTAGCTATGATAGTTCTCCTCAGGGCTAAAAGCCGTTGGTTGGTCGATGCTGGTATTTATGCGCAGGGCACTATGGGACCTGATTTTGCTACCAAAGTTTGGCTGTATTGATGTATAATCAGCACATGAAAAACCTAATCAAGCAACACCTATTCACCAATGGGGTGTATGATGCTCGCCGTGCTAGAAATGTCGCAGCCATAGATGATTTTGCAACACTTGCTGGGGGCTGTGCATCAGAAAAAGTATGGCTAGTATTCAACAAGCGGCCTAGATGCTATTGCGGAAAACAAACGGCATATATTAGCTTCACGCAAGGATATCGCCCCTATTGCTCTAGGACATGTCAGCATCACAGTGCTGTTGAAGCATTCGAGCGTCGCCAGAGGCATGATAAGCTATGGTCAGACCCCGCATGGAAGGAGAGTGCCTCACGCAAGATGCGTGAGGCACACTTCAAAACACGCGGGGCATCTAAGCTAGCGAAGATCGCAGAGAAGCAAATAGTGCCCTTAGACGAAGTCACTGCTGATAGGAAGAAAAATATTCGTTGGCAACATGTCTGCGGTCAAGTCTTCTTGAAGTCCTTTGAGAGACCCGCTGCGGTTTACTGTCCTGCGTGCCATGTCTCAACGGGGCAAGGCGAGCTTTATGAAGCCATCAGAGCGCGTTACAGTGGTAGGATAACAGTTAATGATAGGGAAGCAATCGCCCCAAAGGAGATTGATATCTACTTGCCTGAGCTGAAGCTTGGCTTCGAGTTCAACGGTCGGTACTGGCATCCTGGGGATGGGACGCGTGAGAAGAACAAGTCAGCTGAATGCAAAGATGCTGGTATCAAACTGGTGCATGTTTGGGAAGTCGAATGGAAGAAAGACCGCACAGCAACAATCAAACTGCTTGACAAACTTCTGGGTCAGAAGACCTTCTTACCCTTCGCGTAGACTGATTGAAACGGGTGTCTGATGTAACGGGTAGTTCCTTGAGCGAAGCAGCCTGCTGTGAGCTCCTTGACACGGGTCGCATAGCCTTCCATCTTTTCAGTGAGACAATCGCCCCTGAGACCGTTGCGGAGGAAGCAGTGAACTGGAACAGGTTCATCTCCATTTGCCATTTGGATAGCAACCATGCGGGCAGGGCCATCATGACCCGTGATCTTCACGGGTCCATTGTCATGTTCGCCGAAACTGACCTCGAGGAATGGTGGCCCCATCGCGTAGCCCTTCAGAATTAGCTTGGCAATTCCTTTGGCACGCTCGTTTGCCGATTCGTGTGGCATCGCTACTTCGGCAAAAGTGGATGGTCTCATCCAAGCTACAAAGCCAAAGTGATAGACGCTTTCATTGTTTGGAACCTGACCGAGACCGTCGTGGCACGAGAAGGTGACTTCGCCTACGCGGTAGTCGCTCTCAGCGTTTGCAGGCGTCCACTCAGGAACATTGTCACCCAGCTTCTTGGCGCCGATCTTGTCTTCTTCGAGGAGGAACTGCTTGAATGTTTGCATGCTTGTATTTACAACAAAGGGAGACCGAAGTCTCCCTTTTGCGCAAGGTGAAAGCTGCTTAGATAGCAGCGCCGGTAGCAACAACGCGGATTGGAATGTAGATAAATTCCGCCGCACGCGTAGGCTTGATGGCGATGTCAAGCCACAGCTCATTCCGGTCGATACGGAAGGCAGTGTTGTTCGTCGCATCGCAGACAGAAGCGTAGTCGGTCAGACCGCGCTTGATCATGATGTCATTCATGATGCCGTCGGCTGCTGCCTTCAGGTTGTCACGAGTGAGCTGATCGTTCGGTTCGAACACGAATGGCAGAGCGCCCTTACGCAGTGAGCGACGGAGATACATCACGAGACGCACAACGTTGATGCGATCCAGAGCTGATGCAGCTGGTGCTGAGGTCTTCTGACCCCAGACCAAGAAGCCGCGACCTGGGAAGAACGCGATCGGGTTGATGTTCTTGAAGTATTCGTACAGGTTGTCGAGCTGGCCTTGGTTCAGGTTGGCTTCGATGAAGGTCGTTGCAGCGCCTGGGGTGCCGCTGTAGTAGCCAAGCTTCGAGACACCAACTACCTGACCGCGTGAGACACCAGCTGGAGGTGTCCAGACGTAGCCAACGCTGTCGCTGTAGGCGAGCGTTGCGAGGGCAGTACCTGATGGTGCTACCATTACATCACGGCCATCTGCATTCGAGGCCAGCTGCCATGGGTAGTAGTATGCGCAGTTCGTAGAACTTTGACGAGCAGAGGTGAGGGCCCACTGCGCAACTTGGTCAGGCGTCTTGTCACCTGGGGTGTCAGCCAGTACAAAGGCTTCTTCCTTGACGTTACGCGACAGGGCGAGCATTTCGTCGACAACTTCTGGATAGCCAGGGCAGACAATCAGGTTGTACTCATACAGATCAGAGCGAACTTCGGTGTTGCTGTTGATCTGAGCCTGCAGGGCAGCAACGATGTTACCGCGACGAACTGCATCATTGACGCCCAGTGGCGAGCCAATAGTGATCGAACTGGCAACGATAGTGAATGCATCAAGCGCGGCAAATGCTACAGTGCCAGAGGTGATCGTGAAGTTGATGCGGTTGTTGTCGAATGGCGAACCGACGACGCCTGAACCTGCAACGCCTGACACACTGCCCGTTACGTCGAAGGCAGTTGGTGAGGTGAAGGTGATTGTGAAGGTTTCTGGTACCAGCAGAGTATCAGCGATCAGGCTGCTGATGATACCGTTGCCGGTAACTGCGCCAGCTGGGGTCCAGGTGTAGGCCAGCGAGAAGCTGAACTTGTCACCGACAGCGAATGCTACGGAACCAGCTGAGAGGGTGAAGCTGACGGCAGTAGAGTTGAACAGCACACCGGTGTTACCAGCGCCAATGTAGCCATCGATCGAGCCAGTAACTGTGAAGGCAGCACCGTCAGCACCAGAAGCTGGTGAGGTGATAGTCACATAGATTGTCTGTGGGCGAACGCTTGCACCGACTGCGGTGACGGTGCCGAGGGTGCCGTTACCGATGCCATTGTAACTCAGCGAAGCTGTCGACATGACAGGAGTACCGAGCGACAGGAACGTGACAGGATCGTCGTTCAAGTTGATGTTAGCACGGACCACGAAGGCACGGTTGGCAACGTTCAGGAACTGGTTCAGTGCGAACAGACCGTATTCATTGCGGCTGTCACCGTGGAACTCACCACCTGAGCTGTCCTTGCGGAACACTGGAGTGCCATAGGTGACGAAGGACTGTGTCAGCGAGGTGATAGTGCGAACAACGCCGCTTTCCAGAGTACCAGCAGCCAGGACTGACGTAGTGCCAGCATTTGGGTTAGTACCAACAGAAGCCTTGCCAGATTGGGTGGCAATGAAGAACAGCGGCACGGTAGGTGCTGATGCTGGAATGAAGTAGCTTTCGTCAATGACCGAGACGCTAACGCCTGGTGATACGAGAGTTGCCATGGTTTATCTCCTGGGTGGTAGCCGGTATCAGCTACTCTGGTTGTTTCATGGGGTATTTATGGGAGAGGCAGATTTTGCATCCCAGGGGAAGTCACTTTCAGGGTGCTACAGGTGGCAGCGCATCAAGTTCATCTACAACGATGCTTGCTAGGTCATTTAGCTGGATGGTGATCTTGCGAACGATCTCGTCCTTGACACCGATAGGCACGCTCAGATAGATTGGCATCTCGAAGGTCAGCGTCCACATGATGATACGACGGTCAGTCGAGGATGGGTAGTTCTCCTCATTGGCAATGTCAGTGAGCTCTACCTTCGTGAGCTTCGTCCAGTCGAACGGACCATCTGACTTCTGGATCTGTAGGTCCGGGTTGAACAGCACCAGGATCTGCTCAAGGATCTGGTCACGCTGCTGGGTGTTTGACGTGTAGATCGACAGCTCCATCGTGGCGTTGTAGGGCACAGGCATGACACGCTTCACCACTGTCAGGTCATCTGGGAAGATGCCACCGACAGGCATGGTGATCCGTGCGTCTACGATGCCAGGGGTGCGGCGGCGCTCTGGTGCAAGGGACAGATTGGACATGTGCACCGCCATCGTTGGCAGGCTGAACATCTTGTTCTGGGTGTTGCCAGCCATGATGGCAGCTACAACTCGATCCTTGTTGCCGATGACGGTTGGGACAGTGATGAACTGCTGCTCGTCGCAAGAGCCCTTGCCGGTCTGGATCTGAAGCCCATAGAAAATGGAGCAGAATTGTAGCAGGTAGGCCCGCAGTTGGTTATCAAAAAAGTAGTTTGAGATCATAATAGTCCGTCTGCGTCTGGCACCATTGCCACCATGTAGATTGCCCGAGCATCATCCCACCTCACGTTTTGGGATGATAGGAAGTTGTGCTTGGGAAAGTGCTTTAGCAGTGACTTCTTAGTTGCCTTGACTGCCATCTTCTCAAAGAAGTCCTGAGCATCAAGATGGTCGCTAGGAATAGGCACTGAGATGATGATGCGCTGGCCATCATAGCCATCGTTGACCGACCTGTTTACCATTAGCTTGTAGCGACGCACCCCTAGGTCATCGGCCACCTCTTTCTTGACTTCGCCAAGCTTTGTTAGCAGGTCACCCAGAAAGCCCTCAGCGATGTATTCCTTGAAGGTTATCATTTCTTGCCGAACCTTAGCTCATCATACTTGTTCCATAGCTCGGGGTATTTAGTCTTGAAGCCTAGCTCGACGAGAGGAAAGCTTTTACCCTTTTGCGTTTCCTTGCTGGTTACAGTGCAGACGTGCCAAGTGTCTACATCTTCAAAACCAGCCTTTTCAAGTATTCCCTTGAGCGCCTTAGGACCCATCAGTTCCACCATGTCAATCTCGGTCTTTGAATTGGAGATCCTGATGACAAAATTACCCTGCTCAGATGACCAGCAGTTTAGCTTGAGGGTGCGAGCTGGTATATCCAGTGCCTTGGCCAGCTCAGGCCATACGAAGTTATACAGCCGCTCAAGCCCGCGATGACTGCGGTTAGGATAGCTGTAGGGCAGCTGATACTTGCCCATCTGCTTTTTGGTCTCGAAGAGGTCATCTACCTTCATAGCTTCCCCGACAGCGACATCGTCTTAGTAGCCCCAAAGATCTCAAGCTCTGACGGCTTGTGGGCTGAGCGTTGGCGACGGCGGTCTGTCTCATAGAAGATCCATGCATTCTTGACTGCGCTGAACTTGTAGAGGCGAGCCGGAATGTTGAGCTTCGGGTCGTAGTTGAGACGGAAGTATTGACCGTCGGCAATGCCTGCAACGTCAGGCAGGGCAAAGCCTTCAGTGTATGGCTTGCCATCTGGCGGCAGACCGTCCTCAACGTAGGGACCAACATCTCCTGTAGACCCTGACTGGCCGAAGCGGTTGGCCCCTGATGCTTCCTCACGGACGTTGGTGCCCTTCTGCGGCACAGCCCGCACAGCATCTGCCTGGTTTGCCTCAGTGACAGTCAGTGGCGTAGTCTGGATCTGCTCGATACCTTCAAAGAAGGAGCCATCATCGACCACATACTTCTGAGTGTCGACGGTGCCCAGAATGTCGCGGTGCTCTTGAGATGGAATGAGCTGCTGTGCAGTGAAGCGATAGAGGATTGGCTTCCAGTTGGTGCTGAAGCCCTCTGCAGACCAAGCAACATCAGTCACCTCCAGAAACTTCCGCACCGGGCGAAGGTTGTGATCAAATGCCATCTCCGGTGGTAACTCAAGCACGTCCCCTACAACGATAGGACGACCAAGCTTCGTGACCATGTCGGCAAACGAGGCGGTGAAGGTGTAGACATCAGCCACCTGGAAACCAAACTTCGACATGTCATTCATGCCGTCGAAGGGTTGGTAGGCAACCTTCAGCTGGATGGACGCATTCGCGTAGTCGCGATCACGATTTTCCATGTAGAGCGTGTCTTGAATGTTGTCGAGACGCGTTGACTGGTAGTCAAACATCTCCAGCTTCTCGATGACCCACTGGTCATTAGAGAGGCTACCAGCAAACACGAGCGGCACGATGCGCCAGTAGCGTGAGGCGCTTGATTGCTTCAGACCAATGAGGATGGTAGGCACGCTTGGGATGTTGACCACATCCACTCGATACCAGTCAAGCTCAACTGGCACGGTGAAGAGGTCACCA